CAAACTCTATTTCAAACTCTGTAAAGAACAAGGGAGAAAACCCTACTAATAATCCTCTATAGCTCAGTTGGTAGAGCAGGTGACTGTTAATCACCCTGTCCCTGGTTCGAGTCCAGGTGGAGGAGCCAGCAAGATTAACTCAGTGGTAGAGTGACTGCTTTACACGCAGTAGGTCACAGGTTCAAATCCTGTATCTTGCATGACCATAAGAGGTTAAATGCTTACAAATGATTACAGTCAGATGCAAAGAATGCAACACAGAACTAACAAGTTCTAGCAAAACACAGTTCTGTGGTTGCCCCAATCAAATGAGTATTGTTGACAATAAGGTTGGTGCAACTGACCTAGATAAAATTGTAATGATCACCAACAAAATTGAAGAGAAGATTGATAGTCATTTCTCTACTCAAGAACTTTTATATCAAGAGCAGAGAAGAAGGCGCAAAGTAAAAAGATTGGACTTTGAAGTCCGTTAGTGGAAGGTTGGCAGAGTGGCTTATTGCACCAGTCTTGAAAACTGGAGAGGGTAATACCTCCGTGGGTTCAAATCCCACACCTTCCTTGTTGTCCAATAGGATTGCATTATGTTATTATTAAAAGGGAAAGTAAAATCTGTACATGATACTGATAATCCTGAAGAGGTATTGATAGAATATCATGATAAAGTCACTGCTGGAAATGGTGAGAAAGAAGACTATCCAGCAGGTAAAGGTTCTTTGTGTTGTCAGATTTCATCTATTCTCTTTGAGAAGTTAAGTGATCTGGGAGTCAAGAATCATTATATTAGACAACTTGGTCCTAATAAAATGATTTGTAGAAAAGTAGATATCCTCCCACTTGAAGTTATCTGCAGAAATAGGGCAGCTGGTTCTATAGTAAAAACTACAACCATTCATGAAGGACAACCTATCATTCCTGCTATTGTTGAGTTCTTCTTGAAGGATGATGCTAAACATGATCCTCTTCTTACAAGAGACAGAGTTAGATTGATGGGTATTGATCCAAAACCACTTGAAGAACAGGCATCACTCATTAATGATTACCTTCTTAATATCTTTAATTTACTTGGATTTGATTTGATTGACTTCAAGATTGAGTTTGGTATTGATGCTCATGGTGACCTTTATCTTGCTGATGAGATCTCTCCAGACTCAATGAGACTATGGGGTAAAACTGATCAAGAAAGATATGACAAGGACTTGTTTAGGAATGATGAGGGTGATATAGTACCAGCATATAAAACAATTCTTGACAAACTTCAGTTGTTTGTTTAACTCTCATATATACATCAACTATGGATTTTTATTCTGTGGAATACTGGCAGAAGAATTGGGAAACTCTGGTTGAAAGAGTGGAGAATGGAGAGACGATAGGTGTAGAGAATGAGAACGGAGATAGAGCAGTAATGACACCAGCGGATGATGAACTCATACGCATATACACAGAACATAATGAGGGATCCTGAGGGACTGTCGCATATAGGTTAATGCCCACTGCTTATAACGGTGTGAACTGGGTTCAATTCCCAGCAGTCCTACTTGGGGGATTAGCAATCTGGTGAATGCAGCAAACTCATAATTTGCCTAAGGCGAGTTCGATCCTCGCATCCCCTATTGGACAGTTTAATCACTGTCCTCCTTGACCTTCTGGGTCAAACATCATAGAATAACAAGGTATTCAAACAAGGCAATGACTATCACTTCCAAGTTCAAAAAGGACATCAACACTTTACAGTGTGCTGTCAAAGGAGACTTCTTCTTGGATGTAAAGAACCCGAAACTTTACAAGAAAGTTCGTAAGTTTTATGAGAACAGTGGAGTAGTTTTTTCAGGTGATCCACTTGATGACTATGATATTCTTCTTGATTACCTTGCTTCTGATCTCAATACTGTGGCATGAAAATTCTTCTAGAACAATTCCCTTATCGTTATGTTGAGAGAGGCACCATTGAACTGAATGGTATGCCTGATTATAGGATTCAGAAAGTAGATTCTTGGACTGGTAAATACAAAGACATGTATCTTTGTGATAACCAAATGCAGTTACTCACTGCCATGGAAGACTTTGAATACACCAAATGGTTAGACCCTGATGGTGTTCCATCTTATGTCAAAGATAGAGTAGGTCGCGGAGTGACTTAAAACCTGCCCTGGTCGGGATAACCCCAAGAGTTTCTTGCTTCTCTAAAGAGCAAGTGGCGTGCATGTACCCTCAAAGACAGGTTGCTAAAACCTGTCTTTTTTTGTATAATAGAAATGTATAGAGTAAAATTATGAAGAGAGCACTTATTACTGGAGGTGCTGGTTTTATTGCCCACCATCTGATTTCTCAAATTCTTTTGAATACTGATTGGGAAATTGTAACTTTAGATAGACTTGACTTTAGTGGTAATCTTAATAGACTTCAGGATGTCTTAAAAGATTTTAGTCCTGCTGATAGATCTAGGGTTAAGATTGTATTTCATGATTTGAAAGCAGCAGTGAATCCATTGATTGCTGCTGACATTGGTAATGTAGATTATATTCTTCATCTTGCTGCTGGTTCACATGTTGATCGTAGTATTGATTATCCAATGGAATTTGTTCTGGATAATGTAGTAGGTACTTGTAATATTCTTGACTATGCACGCACTTTAAATAATCTTGAGAGATTTGTTTATTTTAGTACAGATGAAGTCTTTGGACCTGCTCCAGATGGAATCTTATATGAAGAGAATGATAGATATAATTCTACCAACCCATATAGTGCTTCTAAAGCAGGTGGTGAGGAACTAGCAGTTGCTTTCCATAATACCTATGGAGTCCCTGTCTATATCACACATACTATGAATGTGTTTGGACAACGCCAACATCCAGAGAAGTACATTCCAATGTGCATCAAAAGAGCAAGGGATGGTGAGACAGTGACTATTCATAGTGATCCAACCAAGAAGATTCCTGGTTCAAGACATTACATCCATGCTGAAGATGTAGCAGATGCCCTTCTCTTCTTGCTTGATCAACCTCCTGTTGAAGAATTTAATTGGGGTGGTGCTAAGTGTCCTAAATTCAATATTGTAGGGGCAGAGGAACTTAATAATCTTGAGTTGGCACAGATTATTGCTGATGTTCAAGGCAAAGAACTTAAGTATGAATTGATTGACTTTCATTCTGCTAGACCAGGACATGATCTTAGATATGCTCTGTCAGGTGAAAAGATGAAACAAATGGGATGGCAACCTAAGAATATTCGTGAAAGAATCAAAGAAGTGGTCACATGGACTCTTGAAAATGAAAGGTGGATTCAGTTCTAAATAGATGCAGTCTTATAAATTGAGAAAATGGCAGCTAGAGGACAAGCAGCAAAGTCTGTAAGTGGGGCAGCAATGTCCAAGTATGATGTAGAAGTTGAAGCAAGATTGAGAGCACTGGAAGCCAAAGTAGCAGAACTCAGTGCTAAGTGTGATGCAAGAGCAGCTGCTCCTGCATCAGGTGGTGACTCAACAAAAACTGAGTTGCTTTGGAAAATTGTGAATGCTATGGAACCAAACTTTGACCATCTTGTCAAAAAATTTGGTGGTTGATATAATTACAGTATAGATTAAATTTACTATGGCACAGTATGTAAAGAAGGCGTTAGTTCTTGGCGCTGGTGGATTTATTGGAAGTCACATGGTCAAGAGACTGCGTGAAGAGGGTTACTGGGTGAGGGGTGTTGATACCAAATACCCTGAGTTTGGTGATTCTGCAGCAAATGAATTTGTGCAAGGAGATCTCACAGACAAGAGATTTGTAGAGAGAGTTTTAGAATATAAGGGTGATAGAGGTAACTTCTATTACCCTGTTCCATCAAGATACATTGAACCATTTGATGAGATCTATCAGTTTGCCGCTGATATGGGTGGAGCAGGCTTTGTCTTTTCTGGTGAGAATGATGCTGACATCATGCATAATTCTGTGACAATCAATCTCAATGTGCTTGAGTCACAGAAACAGATGAATGAAGATAAAGGTAAGAATGATACTAAAATTTTCTATTCAAGTTCTGCCTGTGCATATCCAGAGTTTAATCAATTAGATCCTAATAATCCCAACTGTAGTGAAGAATCAGCGTATCCAGCACAACCAGACTCTGAATATGGATGGGAGAAGCTTTTCTCAGAGCGTCTATACTTTGCTTACAATCGTAATCATTCTATTCCTGTTAGGGTTGCCCGTTATCATAATATTTTTGGACCAGAGGGAACCTGGGATGGAGGAAGAGAGAAAGCACCAGCAGCAATCTGTAGAAAAGTTGCAGCACTTCCAAGAGAAGGTGGCGCTATTGAAGTGTGGGGAGATGGAGAGCAAACTAGATCCTTCCTGTTTGTTGATGAATGTGTAGAGGCAACCAGAAGATTGATGGATTCTGACTTCATGGGACCTGTAAATATTGGTTCTGAAGAGATGGTAACAATTAATCAATTGGTTGATATTGCTGCTGAGGTTGCAGAAAAAAAGGTCACTAAGATTCATATTGATGGTCCTCTGGGTGTTAGAGGACGTAATTCTGATAATGATTTGATTAGGGAGAAGTTGAATTGGGAATATGAAATGACACTTAAAGAAGGTATTCGTTACACATATTATTGGATTAATGAGCAACTTAAATCAAAAACCTCACATAACTTGTAATGACTGTTGGATTTAATTATCTTGGCAAACTGGGACAACTGGGCAATCAGATGTTTCAGTATGCTGCCACTCTTGGCATTTCTAGAAAACTAGGAGTGCCTTTTAGTATTCCTAATCATCAAGAAGTATTTGATGATGGCATTGGGAATAAATTAAGAATTGAATTATTTGATTGCTTTGATATCAAACCAGACAATGTTGGGTTTATCAACTCACAGAATATCATACAAGAAAAGGGGTTTGAATTTAATAGTTACATTTTTGCAGCAGACAGAAGACAGAATTTCTCTCTGTATGGATTCTTTCAGACAGACAAATATTTTCAGCACTGTGAAGATGAGGTAAGAAAGCAATTCAAATTCAAAAAAAGAATTGTTGATGAGTGCAATGAAATTATAGGTGATTGTTTTGAACAACCTATTGCATTACATATTCGTAGAGGTGACTTCTTAATTAATTCTGCTAATCATTTCAATCAGTCATTGGAATATTATGAGAAAGCATTAAGCAAGTTTGATGCCAATAGGCAAGTGGTTATTTTCAGTGATGACCCTGCCTGGTGTATGAAGCAAGAACTATTTGATGCTGATAGGTTCCTTGTATCTGAAGCAGCAGGACCATATCATGACCTTTATTTGATGACTCAGTGTGATGATTGTATCATTGCTAACTCATCATTCTCTTGGTGGGGTGCTTGGTTACAAACCAATCCATATCAAAAGGTCATTGCACCAAAGAGATGGTTTGGTCCTAACAATGCACACTTAAATACTAAAGATCTTTATTGTAGAGGGTGGGAAATAGTATGAGTTCCAAGAAAATGTCTATTGCTATCCCTACCTGGGGATCATATGGTAGGGGTGATGAGTTTATTGATGATCTGTTGAGAACCATTGAGATACAATCATTTAAAAACTTTGAGGTTTGTATCTCTGATCATAGTAAAGATGATATGGTCCTGAATGCTGTTGATAAGTTCAAGGATAAATTTAAAATTAAGTATCTCAAGAATAAGAAAGACTATGGTAATGGTCCTGCCAATACTAATAAGGCAATTAGTATGTGTAAGGGTGACATTATCAAAGTAATGTTTCAAGATGACTTCTTCTATGATGATGAGGCACTAGAAAAGATCTATACTGAATTCAGTAATAGTGATAAAATGTGGTTGGTGAATGGATGTAATCATACACAAGATGATGGACACTCTTTCTATTGGGAGATGAATCCACAATGGAATGATAGACTTCTAGAAGGTGTTAATACTATTAGTTCTCCTTCAGTATTGTCATTTAGGAATGGAATCAAAAATAAATTTGATGAGACCTTGGTTTACTTCATGGACTGTGAGTTTTACTATGGTATGAATCATAAGTATGGTCAACCTATTTTTCTAAATGATGTTCTGATTTCAAATAGAGTTGGTGACTTCTCAGTTACTACAAATGTATCTCATAAAAACAGAGATTATTATGTAGAGAAAGAGACAAAATATTGTAAGGAAAAGTATGATCTTATCAGCGTATAAAGATCCCTTTGATCATTGGATTATTGATGACTTCTACGAGAAAGAGAAGGCACAAAAAATATCAGAAAGTTTCCCAGCATATGATGGAGACATGTGGTATGGTTATAATAATCCAATAGAAAATAAAAAAACATGTCAAGAGTGGTATAGATTTCCTCCTGAGATTTATCAAACACTTCAAGATTTATGCTCTAATGATTTCATTGAGTCAGTCAAGTCAACAACTGGCATATTTAAACTGTATCCAGACTATGGATTGCATGGTGGTGGTCTTCATATGCATGGTAGAGGTGGTAATCTAAACATCCATAAAGATTACTCCATACACCCTAGACTTAAACTACAGAGAAAACTAAATCTTATAGTTTATATGTCTGAAAATTGGGATCCTGATTGGGGTGGTGGTCTAGAGTTTTGGTCAAACAATCCTGATACTAATAGACCAAAAGAATTAATTAAAACAATTGAACCTAAATTCAACAGGGCAATTTTATTTGATACCACACAAAATTCTTGGCATGGGTTACCCAAACCACTGACCTGCCCATCTGACAAACATAGAAAAAGTTTAGCAGTTTATTATCTCACTGATGTAGATGACACTACAGAGAAGAGATATAGGGCACTATTTGTTCCAACAAATGAACAATTAAATGATAGTGAGATAGTTGAATTCTGTAAGGAGAGATCAAAGTGAAAATAGCAGTAGTAACAGCATCAATTGGAACCAATGAATTAATTAAACCATTACCATTTGAGGGAGTTGACTATCACGCTTTTGTAGATAACTCTCCTGCAAATGGTTGGACAGTTCATCCAGTTTTGCCATTCTCTTCAGACCCTACCTATAAGAATAGAAGAAATGCAAAGGTTTATAAGATTTTACCTTTTGCTTTTCTTCCAGATTATGATTACTTTTTTTGGGTAGATTCAACACATAGATTGGAAACTAATCCCCTTGAGGTCATTGATAAATATCTGAGCAACACTGATGTTGCTGTATTCAAGCATCCTAGTCAGAACTGTGTATATGATGAAGGAAAGGAAGTCATAAGAATCAATTTTGATCATGCAAACTTAGTTGAAGAACAACTTGATTTTTACAGACACATGTGCTACCCTGAGCACAATGGACTGTATGAATTGCCAGTCAGAGTACAGAGAAATACACCATTAACTCAGAGAATGGGTTGGATGTGGTGGGAGCAAATTTGTATGTTCTCTTCAAGAGACCAAATTAGTTTCCCATTTGTATGTCATCAATTAGGTATCAAACCTAGCATCCTTCCTGGAAGGGCAAATACGATCAGAGGTAATACAGTAATGCCTCAATTAGTCTATTCAAATCATAGTAGAACATCATGAACATCTTAGAACAGATTGCAGCAAAGGCACAGAGGGGTGACACAGGAATGTCCCTTCACTATGGGTTTCTGTATTCTTGTATTGTAGGTATGGAGACTAAGAATGTATTTGAATTTGGTAGTGGGTTTTCAACCCATGTCATTCTTCATGCATTAGAAAAAACTGGTGGCACACTGACTAGTTGTGATGTAACAAACTACAGTGACAATCCTAATATTACTGACTTTACAAAAGCAAGTAAAAGATGGAATTTTTATCATGGTAATAGTAATGAACTATTTGCTGATGATGTAGAGTTTCAACAATATGATGTGATTCTCCATGATGGGTCACACATTGGCAGTGAAGTTTTAGTTGATTTAAACAACATCTACCCCTATCTAAAGCATGATGGTATTCTGATTACTCATGATACAAGACATCATACTTTAGGTGATGGTATGATGGGAGCTGCTGTAGAGTTTGCTAAGGATAAGGACCTTGAGATGTGTACTCTGCCTTATGGATATGGTCTTACATTCTTCAGAAACAAAGGTAATGTTGATAATGCAGTTAACTTGACTTGGAGGAAGCGTTCATGAAGGCACTATTTTGTGAACATCCCAACAAACCATTGAGGGGTGGTTATTGTTCTTACTACAGTGAAATTTATCATGCCTTGAAAGAAGTCATGGACATTGATCATAAAAACTTTATCCCACAAAAAACTAGTGAGTTTAATGGATATGATATTGTATTCTTAGGTTTTGGTCATACAGATTGTAGTGAAGGCAAACCTGTTTCATTAATAAGAGATAATGATGTTCTCTTGTTCCCTATCTTGAATAAAGAATATACAGGACTTAAAAATAAACTGGATTGGATTAGAGAAATGAATCCAACTGCTGGTCTTACAGTTCATCATGATACTGAAGTATATGAAGAATATACAGGTGTCCCCTTTCATAGAATCATGTGGTCAGCAAGTGAACTACAGTTCAGAAACTATGGTGGAGATTACAAACATGATCTTTTCTTCTCAGGTGTAACCAGACCTGAGCAATTTGAAAATCTTAGAGAAAGAGTTCTGTCACAATTAGATAGACTTAATGGTGAACTTGGCAACTTTATCAATGCAAGATCACATAGAAACAACTATGCTGGAACAATGTTTAGTGATGATGAGTATGCTAGACATCTATCAGATTCAAAATTATGCCTTGTAACAACTGGTCCTGCTGATTTAGTTGGAACTAGATTCTTTGAAATCTATGCTGCTGGTAGAAGTTTGATTCTATGTAATAGATTAAACTTTGAAGTTTATGAAGACATTGCTGTTGATGGTGTTAATTGTGCCATGTTCTCCTCAGAGGATGAGTTCTATGAAAAAGCACAGTTCTATCTTGATAATGAAGAAGAGAGAATGAAAATTGTAAACAATGCTCAAAATCTCTTTATGAAAAAGTTTACTTGGCAAAGTAGAGCAAAAGAAATCAAAGAAGTTATTGAAAGTTATCAATGAAAGTATCATCTATTATTTTAGCTAGAGGTGGTTCAAAAGGAATTCCTAACAAGAATATCAGGGATTTTTGTGGTAAACCATTAATTTCATGGACAATTGAACAATGCATTGACTCTGGAATTAGTAAAGATGATATTTTTGTTAGTTCTGATTCTCATGAAATTTTGGACATTGGACATCAATATGGTGTAGGTTCTATTCTTAGAACACCTGATGTTTCTGATGATAATGCATCCTCTGAACTTTCTTGGATTTACTCTATAGATTATCTAAAGAAGATGGGGTTGACTTATGATTGGATTTTTGCTCCTCAAGTAACCTCACCAATGAGAGAATCAACTGACATTAAGAATGGTTTGTTGATGGCAAAGAGTGGGGTATGGGATTCCTTATTTGCAGCTACAGAAACTGATCAGTGTTCTTTGTGGAAAAGGAAAAAAAATGGATACCCATATGGATTAGAAAGTATTGGGTATGATTATAAAAATAGAAAAAGGCGACAAGATAATGATATCCAATACATTGAAAATGGATCATTCTATTTGTTCAAACCAGGTTTAATTAAAAAGTATAACAATAGGAT